CCTAATATGAATTTATATAGGGATTCGTTTTTAAATTTGCAAAATATAAACGATTATAATCTAATTCAAACTTCTACATAATGGCAGTAAAAAAAACTAGAAATACATTTGAAGGTGGTATTGATCAAGATACTTCTTTTGAACTTGTAAAAAATAATACAGCTACTTCTTTAAAAAATGGTATGATTACCAAAAATGGAGAACAAGGTGTTTTTACAACTTCTAATGGCTTTACATTTGTAGATGAAATACTTTATAACCAATTCAATAGAAAAGTATATAGACTATCTATAAATACTCCTATACCGGATAAAGAAACCTTTATTACAATGGGGGGTAATCCAGGTCAAGTTAAGGCAGAAGGTTTAATTAATAATACTACAGATTTATATAATAGTATTTTAGAAGCAGGTATTGTTATACCTATTAATATGAATGGGCTTTATAAAAACGATAGTTATGTTTATATTTTTGAACAATTTCTTATATCTTCTTTTTCATCTAAATTAACTGTAGAAACGTTTCCTTATGAAACTGATAATGTTATTTTAGGCATTAAAGAAATAAATTTAGATAAAAATAGAAATTTAATTTTTTATTTTCATTATAATTATACTAGTGAAACATTAGGTATTAATATATTAGAATATAATACTAATACTAATACATTAATTGGTTCTGATATTATTTATAGAGAAGCTATTAGTTTAAGTTATATAGATTCTGAAAATATTATTTATAATAAAGAGACAGAAACTAAACATAGTTTATCTTGGTGTGATGGAGTTAATCCTGATAAAATTATTTATTTTAATACATCATTAGATTCTAATACTTATGCTAATTTTTCAACTTATATAGATAAATTAAGAGTTGAAATATATTCTCAATCAGAAAATAATCTTAGTCAATCTACGAGTATTTTTCTTCCAAGACCTTTTTTACATGATTTAATTAAAGATGATATTGCTGGAAAATTAAAACCTGGTGAATCCGTTTTGTTTTTTTATAGATTAAAAATAAATTCAATTGTAACAAACATATCTTATTTTAGTCAAGTTGGTAATATACCTCAAACTGAAATTGCTATGAATTCTATTAGAAAAGAAAAAATTAAATATTTATTAGATGATACTGTTAAGTATACTAGTCAATTTATAATAAATGATGCACCTAGTCAATATGATTTTATAGAAGGATTTGTGATCCATTATAAGTATACAGGTGAATCTAAAGTTAGAAAATTAAAAGAACAAGTTTTAACAAAAAAAAATATTTTTTCTTATAATGAAGAGTTTGATACTTCTGATTTAGAAGAAGTAGATATAAGTGATTTATATAAATTTAGTTCTTCAAACGATATTTCTAAAGAACAAATTGTTTATAAAAATAGAATTGTTAAAGCAAATTTAAAAGATTCTGCATTAGAAGTTTTTCAAAATTTTGATGCTAGGGCTTATAGGTTTAAAGGTACTACTGATCCAATTGTTGCAGAAAGACAGCAAGCTCTTTTATATACTTCTAATGGAAATTTAGAATATACTTTAGATGGTACTGGCACATTAGCTACTGAATTTGCTTCAGTAGCAGATACTGCTGATGCAGTTAATAAATTTAATGATGAATATACTGCTTTTTCTGATTGGAATACTAATCAACAATATAAATTTAAAGCTGATGGTACTACTATAGGTGGGCAAGGCTTAAATATATCTTATACATTTGAATACAGAGTAGTAGAAGATTTTGCATTGGTGAATAGCTCTATGAATTTTTTAGATACTACTGAGTTTTTATATGATTTTAAATTAGATCAACCTTCTTCTAATCCAAATCCCCCTCTTACAAAAAAAGTTCCTTTTGGCAGTATAACTTCTTTTGACTTAAATGCGAGAATATTTCAAGGTGGGGAAGTTTATAGATTTTTTATAGTGATATGGAAAGGTGATACACCTTCTTTATCTAAATGGATAGGAGATATAAAAATTCCTGAAAATGTAAATATATTAGATAATGATGTATCTTATAATTCTAGTGGAGATATTGTAGCTTTACAAGGTTGGAAAATTAATTTTAACGTTGATACTTCTTCTTTAAAAAATATTGGTACTGCAATTAGTATAGGTCATACTTTACGAGATCCAGCTAATAAATCAGTTCTTGCAACATTACCTACTATTAGTCCCTATTATGGGGGAAATCAAACAAGGGTTGCTGGTAGTGCTTTATCTTCTAATACGGTTTCTGTTAAATACAATCATTTAGTTTCTAACTATTTAGAAGATTTGGCTGATGAAGCTAGTTATCCAGGTGATTATACTGCTGATCAACAAACTGATGTAGAAGATGAATTAGCTCCAAAACTTAAAATTTTTCCTACAAACTTATTAGAACTAGGTCTTGTAGATACTGATGCTACTGATTTGTATCTTAAAAATATTGCATCATTAACTTATATTCAAAATTCAGAAGATATTGTAACTTCTTATGGTCTTGGGACAGGAACTATTACTATAGACGATGGAGAAACTATTGTAAGAACTACAAATTCACTTTATAGTATACCAAAACTTAGAGCAATAAATTTTATTAATGAATGGGATAATAATGAAATAACATTAAATGACTATTTACCAGATTTAAATACAAATCCTTTAAAATTGCAAAATTCTAATTTTAGTTATATAACTGATTCAGAGGGTGACATGACTGGGACATTATTAAATCCTATTACAGACGGTTCTGAAGTTTTTGGATCTAGAATGGCAAAAAGTTTTGTAGTATTAGAAGCAGGTTTTGCTGCTTTAGAAAATGATAGATTTTCTTTAGTTTCAATTAGAAAAAAATTAACTTCTCAATATGGTGGAGATAGTTATGCAGCTCGACTAAAAAATTCAGTACAATTAGCTAGTTATGATAAATTAGATAATGTTGATACGATTACACTTTCTCCTGAAGGAGACACTTATGTTAATTATGTTAATCAAATGTTAAATCATACACGAATATCTCCATTTATTACTCATGGTAGTGGTAGTAGTTCTATAGAACTGGTCCAATCAAGTGGTATGTTTTTTCCTTTAGAAAGTACTGTTAATCATTATAATTTAGGGGAAAATAATGAAAAAAATGTTGCTAATGCAAGTAAAAAATGGACTGATTATACCCCTACTAATAGTACAATTACTGATGCGTATCTTACTAATTTTAAAAAGGATTTTAATGTAATTCATTCTTTTACTGAAACAACTTATTTAGATGTCATATCTAATTTTTTTACTAATAAAATTACTGTTCCAGTTTTATCTGATACTATACAATCTGATAATTCATCAACTTTAATAGTATCAGAAAAAAAAGTTTTAGGGCAATCTTTAGATAATTGGTTAGTTTTTAAAGTAAACAACTCAAAAACTTTAGATCCTATATGGGGAGAAATTAATAAATTAGATTTAATAAATAATGATTTATTTGTATTTCAAAGAAATGCTATTTCTCAACAATTTGTAGAAAGAACAGCTACTCAAATTAATGATAACTCTCAAATAGTATTAGGTACTGGAGAGGTTTTAGATGAGCATATTTATCTTTTAAGAAACAATGGTGTATTACATCCTAGACAAGTTTTAAATGTTGATAATGATTTATTATTTCTTGATATAATTAGAAAACAATTTATTAGTTTAAAAACAGGCGAAATACTTGGTATGAAAAAGTATTTTGATGATATGAATATAGCAGATGCTTTAGATTTTAATTATGAATTTATTCTTGTGTATGACAGACAATCTAATATGGTATTTTTAAGTCCTGAAAAATATACAGGAAGTAATTCTAATAGTGTTATTTTATATGATAATACATTAAAAAAAATAACTTCTGATGGAAGTTTTGAACCTATTGCATTAGATAAAGTTTTAAATACAGGAGTTAATAATATGTTATCTTTTACTAAAGTAACTGATGGTGGTCTTAGTAATGATCAAGATGCATTTAATTTCTATAGATATAATCAAAACTTTTCTAATATGTGGTTTGATAGTGCTACTAAAAAAATGGAAGTTTCTTTTATTGTAAATCAAGATATTGAAGTAGTTAAAACTTTTGATAATTTATTTATACAATACGAAGTTAAAGATAGTAATAACGCTGATGTACCTGCTTTATTACCAGAATCAATACAAGTTAATACTAATTATCAGGATACTGGAGTTATAGCATTAACAACAAGTAATTTTGAACGAAGAGGTAGATATTGGAGATTTGTAATCCCTAGAAATAGTGGTGGTACTGATAGAGTACGAGATTACTGGGCTAAGATAACAATTGTTTTTCCAGTTACAAATAATCAAATAAAATTAATAGAAGTAATTACTAGCTATAGGTATTCTAATTTAAAATAAAATAATAACCAACAAGATGTGTTATAAAATAAACTTGTTTTTGTAATATAATCTTATTAATTTTGTTAATATGAAAA